GTATAGAACGTCCCGTCCCAGTCGGGCCACCGCAGCCCGTGCGTGCGGCCATCGTAGTTGTTCGGGATGTCCACCATGATCCCGTCGAGCAGGTAGGACCGCTGCGGCAGGTTGGGGAATTCCTGCGCGTCCACCGTGAGGGCGATCACGCACGTGTCGTCGTAGCTGATCTGCCCGTCGGTGATCTCGGTGTACGAGGACCACACGAGGTCGTTTTGCGTGTCGGTGATGTCGTTGAAGTCGAGCCGGATAATCCGAATGTTGATGCTGGTGGTGGCGACCGACCCGTGGTCCGGCGAGAAGTAGACCAGCACCGAGTGGAAGTAGGGCGACATCGTTTTGCCGGGGCCGATGCGCTCCGTCACATAGTTGGTCCACATGCCGCCGTCGATCTGCACGTCGAAGGCGTAGGCCACGCTCGCGGGCACCACGTCGCCGTCCTGCTCCTGCGTGTACATCGCGGGAATTTCGAGCGTGTAGCGCACCGACGTGATGTTGGGATCGCTCAACGACCGCACGATGGGTTGCAGATAGATCGTTTTGACGCCGACCGTGGTCTCGGACTCTTGGATCGGGAAGCCCGCAATCGGGTCTTGGCTCGGGTAACCGTAGCGGAAGTCGCCGTTGCGGATGTTGAACTGGAAGTTGCCCGCCGCGTCCTGAATGGGCGTGTCGTCCAGATACACCGAATTCCAAAATGGGCCGCCCAACGCCGCCGTGTGCATCCCCGCAACGACGCCTTCGCTTAACACCTCGAGGACGCGGGCGGTGGAGAGCGAGACAAGGGTGTTGGGGCTTTCGGTGGGCTGGTGCGGCGTGGTGGGCGACGCACCGCCACCGCCTTTGCCGCCACCCTTGCGGGCGACCGGCAACCCACGTGGATCGGCAATGCGTTGAGACGGCAGGCCGCGCTTCATCCGATGTCCTGATTGTTGATCGATGCCGACACCACGACGCTGCCGGTAAGGTGGGTGCCGAACACCAGCGGCACCGGCCCGCCCTGAATGCTGTTGTTCACCACACCTTGGAAGAAGAACGACGGCCGATCCTCGGGCCGCGTGGCCATGTCGGTGGGCTGTTGCCCGGGCTGTACCTGCGGCGTGGGCGTGAGCAGGCCCGCCACCCCGGTCAACACCATGCCGACACCCACCATCGCGATCGCGCCATACGACACGCCGAGGGCGCTGGTGGCGGCAAGGCCGGCGGCGAGGGACGCTCCACCCGTGAACGGCGACAGCACAACCGCCGCCGCAACGATGGCCACCCCGGCGATGATCCCCAACGCGCCGTCGCCACCGTGCGGCTGCGTGGCGGGCACGATGTGCAGCACCAGGTTGCCCAGCGCCATGTTGATCTGGCTGAGCGCAATCGCGTTGGCGGGGCGCGGGCGGCCCACGATGATGCGCCAGTAACCCTCGCGAAGGGCTTCGCGGAAACCCGGCCGCAGCACGGTGAGCGCACGCATGGCTTCGGCGGGCGAGTGGACATCGAGGCGGAAGTGGCGACCGAACCGGCGGCCCAACGTGCCGTACAGGTGGATGTCCCGGATCATGTGCGCCTGACCGCCACCACCGCGTGCCGCACGAACCGCGACCGTGGCTCCGTGGTCGAAAGCCGCGTCGGATCGACGGCGCGCTTGCCCGACGCGTGGTGCAGCAACAGGTCCTTGTCCACCACGATGGCGGCGTGCATCGGCACCTTGTAGTTGAAGGCGAACAGCAGCCCGTCGCCCAGTTGGGTGGCTTCGCTGATCGCGATCTTCGTAAACCCGGTGGCCTCGAAGTTGTCGGCATAGAAGTTCTTGCCGTGGTTCCACCACTCCCAGCCACGCGGCCACTCCGCGAGGTCCACGATCCCCTGTTCGCGATACCAGTCCCGCACGAGGCTGTAGCAATCGTGGACGCCGTGGCGGAACCCTCGACCGATCAACGGCGCGCGACCAAGGGTGTCGCCCCAGCAAAAGCAATCGTAGTTCGGCAGGCACATCACCACGAACGGGATGCCGAGTTGCTTCTGATAGATCATGTCCTGCTCGGACGGCACGCCCAGCCCGTCCGGGTGGCTGTGAAAGAAGATGTCGGCACCCGCGACCCGGACGAGCTCGTCGTCGCCCAACAGCACGTCGTTCTCGGGCGTGGTGGAGATGTTGTCGAGCCGGTGATACGCGCCGCCCTCCACGATCCCCGCCGCCTCGTGCGGATAAACCTCGACGGCATGGCTGTAGGCGGCCTCGGCAATCGGCCGCGTCCACTCGGGCGGAAACGGTGGCGACAACGGCGAGACCTCGCGGCGCAGGGGCAGTTGCATCATTTGACCTTTCCGACGCCGGGAAAGAACCGGGCGGGCAGTGCGGACCATCGACCGAACCGCAACGTGCAGCCGTTCATGCTTCGCGAGCACTGGTCGTGCGGCCAGTCCGTCACCTGATCGAGGGGGTCCCACGCGCTCGATCCGGTGTAGGGGCACGTCGCCTTGCTGTAGTCGAAGGCGTTGCCGTTCCAGAACCGATAGCTGTGCTGGCACACGTCCCGCAGGATTTGGCGGCGCGGGATTTGCGCGCCCTCTTGGTCCATCCGCGACGCCAGCTTGAACGTGATCTGGCCGGCATCGTGGCTGGTCTTCTGTGCCACCACGAACACGTCGCGCGTGATGTAGGCGTTCGGGTCGGGGCTCGACCCATCATCGAGGAACCGTCGCAACGTCACCAAGCGGGTCACCTGCGCGCCCACCAATCCATTGTAGGTGGACAGGAGCGCGTTGCCCGCGCCGTACAGGTTGCTGAGCGAGATGGTGGGATTTGGCGACGCCCCCTTGCTCGTCATCTCGAAGCCCTGCGCGTCGATCGGCAGCGGGAAATACTGGTTGCCGCCCCACACGATCACCGTGTCGAAGTCCGACGCGCTGGTGAAGTAGTGGATCGGCCCGTTCATGTAGCTCGTGTCGAGTTGGTACAGGGTGATCAGCCCTTCCGTGACGAGGACACTGTCGGTCACGGCGCATTATCCGGCTGCGGATTGAACTGGCGCGTGAACGTGGCCTGCAGGGTGCCCACGATCCCGCTTCCGGGGTTCCGGTCGGTGATCGACGCCGACCACGTGTCCACGGTGACGAACACGTCCACGGCGCTGTCGGGCGGGCGCATCCAGAACCCCCGCGCCGCATTGTCCTTCAAAAACTGGTCGAGGGTGTCCAGTTCATCGATCGACGTGAACGGGAACGACATCTGCCAGCCCGGGCGCACCGGATTGAGCCCCCGGGTGGAGCGATGATTGTAGCCATCGCCAAAACTCACGGTATCGACGGCGAGCGCGGTGCTGCGCGCCGCACCGGGCATCGGGCACCAGGGCCAATAGGGCGTGTTCGCCATCCGCTCAACTCCGTCGCTGATAGAGCGTGCCGCCCGGGCGTTGCTCGTTCTGGATCACGCCCACCACGGCGGCCTTGACCCGCCGGCCGAATTCCAACGCCTGCTGCGGATTGCTCGTGCCCCCGGTCTGGCCGCCGCTCATGTCCACGTTCACGGTGACCCCGCCGGCGGGCGGTCCCATCGGCACGATGTTGCCCGCAGCCGCAGGGACAAAGTTTTCCGGCCCGTACTCCCCCACCCGATACATTTGCCCAGGTTCCACCGGACCGCCGGCCGCACGCGGCGTGCCCACACCAGACACGGCGGGCGCTGGCGGCCCGAACTGCTCGCCCCCCATCGTGACGCCGCCGATCGCACCGAACACCGATTTGAACACCGCCGACGCCGCCGCCTGTATCGCCATCTTGGCCAGCATCAGGGCGAAGTCGCTGGCGATCTGGTCGAAGGTCTTGCTGCTCTTGCCGGCGAGCACGTCCAGCCCTTCGTCCATCGCGCTTGTCAGCCCGTTGAAGGCCGCCGTGCCCGCCGAGAACAGGTCGTGCGACCGCGAAAACTTGTTGGCCGCGTCCTCGAACCCCGCACCCAGCGACCCCAGATTGTCGTCATACCGTTGGGCGTTCAGTGCCGCCGAAGTGATCGCCTCGTCCTGTTCCTTAAGCGCCCGACTGTAGGTGTCGGCCGAAACCCGGCCGGTCGCCATCTGCCGATTGAGATCCGTGAGGGCCTTGGTGTGGGCGGCGGTGCCGTCGCCCAGCTTTTGCTCCAGCGCGGCGGCCTTGACGTTGTCGTCCAGCACCTTGGCGTTTTCGGCCCGTTGCGCCTCGTAGGCCGTCACCGCCTGCCGCAACCGCTCGATCTGCTCGGGCGTGGGCGCGATCCCGCCCTTGGTGGCCAACCGTTCGGTGATCGCGTCCACCTGCTGCTGCACGGTGACTTGCCGCTGCAACAGGTCGATGGCCTCGCCCTGGCCCGCCTTGATCGTGTCGTAAGTGGCGTCCGCCGCTTTGCCCAACGCCTGATAGCGGGCGATCTGCCGTTCGATGGTGTCGTCCGGCGTGCCACCACCGCCGCTCGGCAGCTTGGTGGCCGTGACCGTGACCGCCAGCGGGTCGGGCGTGGTGGTGCCGTACGCGGCTTTGGCCTGTTCGTCCTTGTAGCGGGCCAGCGCCTCGCGAGCGCGATCCACCGCCTTGGATTTTTCGTCGATCTGTTCGGGCCGGATGTCGAGGCCCAGCCCGATCTCGCGCGGGCTCGGTGGTGACTGCACCGATTTCAGTTCGGCTTCGGCCTTGTCGAGGTTCCGTTGCAGGGTATCGAGCGCGAACCCTTGAGCACCGGCCGGCCCGCCGCTGTAGCCCAGCATCGTGACCAGCGCGATGATCTTGTCGATGATCCCCTGCTGGCCGGCCACCACGGTGAGGTCGTGGGCGATCCGCTCCAGACTGTCGGCAATGAACGATTTGGTGCCGGCAATCGCGGGCGAGAAGAACACCTGCATCCGCCGGGACGCCTCGTCGCTCTCGGCTTGGATGGTCTTCAACTTCTGGACAACTTCGCTGTCCATCACGAGGCCGAGGCGCTGTGCGTCGGCCGTTACCTGCTCCAGCCAGTCGGAGTTGGCCTGCCCCTTCTTCACAAGGTCGGAGAAACTGTCGCCCGTCCGCTGGGCCATCACCTGCAGGGCTTGGACCTGCGACGTGGTGAGGTTGTTGGCGCGGGCGAGGTCCGCCACCGATGCGGCGGCCTTCTGCACCCCGTCGGCGTACTGCTGGATTTGGTTGACGATGGAGGCGACGCTGAGACCGGCGAGCGCCTTCTTCGCAAGATCGACGAACGCGTTGAACTTCTCGCCCTGCGCGGTGGCGGTCTCGCCGAACTTGACCAGTTGGGCTTGGCTGTCCGCCATCCCCTTGGAGAATTCGGCAAAGTCGGCCGCCAGCTTGACGACAATGTCACCCGCAACGGCCATCACCCACCTCCACGCCAAGCGCGCATCTGCCGTTCAACCTCGGTGAGGCCATCGTCGGGCGGTGGTTGCGCGGGTTGACGGGCAACGAAGAAGTCGGCCGCCGCCACGGGTGGCGCGTCGGCAGACCGCACGAGGTTCACCACGAGGCTATCGAGAACCGCGTGGTGCACATCGAACATCCTGTCGGGGAGCGGCTGGTGGCGGTTTTCAAACCGCACCCAGTCCCGCAACTCGCGCACCGTCATGGTGCGCTCGATCTCCGCGACCGTTCGGTGCAGGGCCAGAGCGAGCCGGTGCAGAAACACCCGCTCCGGCTCTAATTCAAAGGGCCGACCGTCTCCGCGTGCCCGTTGGCCATCGCATCGGCAACCTGGGCGTCGTCCTCGATCATGCCGTTGGCCTTGGCCGCTTCCGCCGCCAGATACAGCAAGCGCTGTTGGTGACGGAAGGGTTGGGCGTTGATCTCGTCCACCGAAGCGAACACGAGCTCGTCGGTGTCGGCGTACCGCAGCGACAGGGCCAGGCAGGTATAGCTCCCCGTCTCCCCGTCCTCGCGGAAGGCTTCGCGAACGGCGCGACCCTGCCAGATGGTGAACTCGCCGTATTTCACCGGCCGGCCGTTCCAACTGTCCCGGGCGCTCATGCGGTCGCCGGGGCTGGGGCCGGTGTAAGAACGGGTGCCGGTCCCGGTGCGGCACCGCCGCCACGCTGGGTCCGCATCGGCATGGTGAGCGGCACAAACCCGGGCGCGGGCGTCTTGTAGAAGTGGATGCCGCCATCGATCTGGCCGCCGATGTTGTTGGCCACCGCCGCGTTGATCCCCAAGGTGAGGTCGAACGTGTTCACGATGGCCATGAACGCCCAGCCGCACCCATCGGGGAGCCGCACGTCGATCGCCACCTCGTTGCCAAACCGATAGGCGTCGCGGGCGATGAACATGGCGTCGTCGGCGCAATCGAAAAACCCCGCCGCCGTCCACGTGCCCACCGCCGGCAGGCCCGCCACGATCCGGTGCGAGGTATCGCACAGGGTGGTCACGTCGATGGTGGCGCCAGCGGGATTGTTGGCGTTGAAGTTGGAGCGGCACAGTTCCTTGAACGTGGGGATCGTGATCGAGGCGACGTCGCCCGTTGGGAAGGCGTTGCTTTCCCGGGTGGTGTCGCTGTCCTCGAGGGTGACCGCCATCCCGGTCACCGCCGATACCTTGAACGGCATCCCCTCGATGGAATTCCACGTGGTGCCGGCCGGGATCACGATGTCGCCCACCACCGGCGCGGTCTCCCCCGTGGTGAGGGTGAGCACGCAGGGCTTGGCCTTGGTGGCGGCGGTGATGGTGGCGGGCGCAGCGGCAAGATCGTCGCTGATCATGATCACTGTGCCTTGAGACGAAATGCGAGACATAGCGGTCCTCCTACTTGGGCAGGCTGGTGGTTTCCTGATCGATGGCTTGCTTCAACACGTCGCGAAATCGCTGGACTGCGGCTTGGTTGGTGGCGTCGAACGCGGGCCGCACCCACGGTCGAGGGGCGAGGTCGCCCAGTCCTCGGGCTTGGCTGTACTTCGCGAGCGCCCGTTCCTGTTTCTTGCCCCGGGCGATCCGTCCCAAGCGCACCGATTTCGGCGTGGTGGCCGACCGTCGCCCCTTGGTTCCGAATTCGAGGAACGTCCACCAGAACGCCACGTCGCGCTTGGCGGTGGCCTTGAGCCGAGGACCGCCGCCGCCCGTGCGTCCCATCACGATGGCGGCGTTCAACACGCTGTCGTCCATCTCCCGGCTCACGCGCACCCGGAACCCGCCTTTGATCTTGCCGTCGATCCTGTTGAACGTGGTGTAGGTGGCGGACTTGATCGCGTTGTTGATCACCACACCCATCGCCACCATGGCCTTGGTGCCGAGCGTGAGCGGCACGTCGCCTTTCAGCTTCTCCATGTTGGACAGCGCCTGCGACAGTCCTTGGACCTCGATCCCCTGCGTCACGAGATCGGCCGTCCCGGCGGCAATTCCTCGAACCCGTCCCACCCGTGATAGAGCGGTCCGGTCTGGTTGCGCACCGTCTGGAACGTGTAGCGGGCGGTGAGCGCCAGCCGCCACCACTCGCCATCGGCTTCGGGGTCCACGTCGTGCGGCCCGTCCACTTGGAAGATCACCAACCCGTCGCGGCGTGCGCCGTGAAATGCTTGGCGCACCTGGTCCACCGCGGCGTCGAGCGCATCGCTGCCGCCGCCGGATCGCGTGAACAGGCCGATCAGGATTTGCCCTTGTTCCTCCACCCATGGCGCGGACCCGAGGGTCACGTCGGACCGGGTGTCGGGCTGGTACACCGCCGCGCCCCACAAGCTGGGCAGGGCATTGGTGTCCACCGGACAGTTGACCGTGGCCACGAACGGCACGGTGGTCATCTGCTCCGCCCAGATTTCCAAAAAGATTTGCAGCGGCGTCATTGCGACCCTCCGCGCAACAGGCACTTGAAGAACACCGGGCTGTCGTCGTTGGGCGACCCGCGCCATTCCTCCACCGTGAAACTGGTGGTGGCGGTGCGCAGCCGGTCGTAGCGGGCCGGTCGTGGTCGAGCGGGGAAGGTGGCGGCGAACGCGGTGGCGTCCATGATCCCGGCCACATCCTGCTGCATGGCGCTCGCAAACAGGTCGTCGGATCGCACGCCC